GCGCCGCATGGCTATGCGGGCGGCGTCCAGCGCATCGATGGAGAGCGCCGCCGCCGTCCCGAGGTTGTTGTGATCCGCATGGAACACGGCCTTGCCGTCCTCCGCGATCTTCGGGTTCCCCTTCAGCATGGTATAGACCGCCCGATTGATGGTTCGAGCGCTCGCCGCCCCGAAGAGCTGCGGGATCCTCGTGAAGGCTCCTAGGTCGTCGTTGATGATGGCCTGGCGGGTGAGGGCGAACTTCTTACCGAAGGTTCCAATGGCGAAACTGTCTTTCGTCTCCATCAGGTCGGCCATCTTGTACTCGCCGGCCTCAAGCACGGGCTCCAGCTCCGGCAGCTCGCCCATGCGGATGCGGTGCTGCGCCTTGAAGTCGTTTGCCGACCCCACGCGGCACCAGCTTCTCCACGTGGCCGGGACCTCCGTGTAGGCCGCCTGAAGGACCACGTCGGCAAGGTTGCTCATGATCGCCGGGAAGTCCGAGGTGCTGAAGGCACGTCCGGCAAGTTCCATGGGGTCCAGCCCCCGGACGTTGCGCTCGCCGTTTCGCTCCAAAACATCCCGAGCCAGCTCCCTCAGGGACATGTGGCGGAATTCGTTCGCTCCGGGCGCGGGTTTATCGATCTGAGAGCCTGTGCGCATCCTGAGCCCGTCCGTCACCGCGCGGCGGTATCGATCCCGTTCGTCCTCGCCGAGCTCCGAGACGCTGCGCCCGACCGGGAGTCCATTGCCCGGCGCGGCAGAGGCGCGTTCCGTGACCGAACGGTAGACCTCGACGAGGGGCGTCCCGTCGTTGATGAAGCGGGAAGTCTCAGCAGGAGATACCCCGAACCGCGCACAGACCGCGCTGATCTCCGCTGCCCGGCGCCGTTCCTCCGCGACGGACCGTTTTGCTTTGTTCTCCTCTTTTTTGTCCTCATCCTCGGCGCTTTCCTCGTCGTCCTTGTCCTCGCCCTTATCCTCCTCGGAATGCTCCTCCTTCTTATCGTCCTCTCCGGCGGCGGATCGCACGTCCGCGATGAACCGGGCTGCCTCCTCCATCTCATCGGGGTCCACCTCGGCCAGAATCGACCGAAGCTCCGCCTCGAACTGCTCTCGGGTGAACTCCCCGCTGCCGAGTTTCCTCAGCGCCTCCTGAACTCTTTTCTTCACTCCAACATCACGCTCCCCGTTAGATTTTTCGTGCATACTACGCCCCACTCCAACGCTGGCGTCGGCGGGGCAGCTGACAATGCTGACCTCGACCGGCTCCCACTTGCGGGCGATCATCGCAGGGCCTTCGATGCCGTCACGCGATTTTTTGCCGGCCTTCACTTCATCCCACTGATAGACGCGGAAGCCCACGCTGACGCCCTTGAGCGTCCCGCTCCTGACCTTCTGCCAGATCCCCTCGGCGAACTCGTCGGAGTCGAACACCAGACGACACCGGGCCTTCCCTTCCTTCTCCTCCAGCCGGACGTCCTCCAGCCGCCCGATCACCTTGTCCGCATCGTGATTGAACAGCCCGACGCCGATCTCCCGAAGCCGATCCAGCATCACCGCACGTGGGCTATGGTCCAGGACCTCGCTGTACCATTCCCCGTTCCACCAGTCATATTGACGAATGCCGTTCGCAGACGAAAAAGAGAGCTCCACGCTGCGGGAGCTCTCGTCCGTTGTCGCCTCCAGCCTCAATTCCCGAAAGTGCGTTTTGTCGCTGGAAAAGTGTTCTTTTCGGCTCTCATTGGGCCTGTTTCGGCCCCATTTCCCTGGCATTTACTCCCCTTTCGCCTCCTTTTCATCCTCATCCGGCGGGATGGGCGTCAGCTCCATCTGTGGATTGAACCAGGGCAGCTCGATGCCCATGGCCCTGCTCGCCTCGATCTCCCGCTTCCGCTCCCTCAATACCTCGTACCAATCCTTGCCCTGTTCTCCGCAGATTTCCGCCATGGTCGAGACCCCAAGGGCAAGCTGCCGCTCGACTGCCTGGATTTCCTTAACCGGGTCCACCCACTGCCACCCGGGGGTACTCCATCGATGCAGGCTGTAGCGCTTCCGGGCCCGCTCGTCGGCGAAGAAGCTCGGCAACAGGAGCTTCCCCGAGAGCACGGCAGCCTCCAGGAACCACCGCTCGTATACCCGGTCGCAGAATTTGGCTATCAGCTTCTTCTGCTTCCGGAGGTACGTCTTACGGTCCTCGAGCTGCCCGCCGCGGTGGCTGGAGTAGTTCGTCTTGGAGAGGTCGCGGGTCACGGTCTCGTAGCTCAGCCCCCGGCTCATCCCGATCAGGCGCAGGATCATGGATAGGAAAGTGGGAGCCGCCACGTTGGGGCGTCCCGGCTGGGGAAACTTCACGTCCTCGTCCGGTCCCAAATAGGTCAGGGTGTTGGACTGTATCTGTTCCACAACTTGACCGGTCTTGGTATCCTTGCCGACGCGCCCGATGGCTGCGCCGGTCCCGCGCTGTCGGGTCACGAAGCCGGGGGTCGCTGCCGCCGTCCGGGCGGCCTGTAGCTCGGACGTGATGTACTCCTGGATGTTGCGGTTCCTCTCCATCGAGACGGTCATGTCCGGCATCCCCCGGATCTGGTGAGGCCGTTTCTTCGTGAAAATGTGAATTACGTCGGACTCCGGGATGCGGACGACCTCCATGCTCTTAAGGTACGGCATAGGGTCGGGCCGGAAATGGTACGCCACCGGGCGCATGTACCGATCCACCTCGACGCCGCCGAAGACGTAGTTGCTCCCGCACTGGAAGATGTCCTCAGCCAGCATGTCCGGCTCCAGGACCTGGAGCTTCAGCGGGATGTACCCTAAGGGATCCGTCAGCTTTAGAATGAAGACCTCCCCGTCGATCTCCCAGCGCCGCAGCACCATCTCCAGCAGCTCGTTGAAACTGTGTTCGCCCGTAATATCGCAGTTCTCCGCAAGGCACCAGGTCTGCCAGACGGCCTCGATGCGGTCGTTGATCATGTCGAGCGGCAGCCCCCGGGCGCTCTCCACCTGAGCCTCCAACCCGTACCCGGAGCCGATGATGTTCCGGATCAGGGCATCAAGGACACCCTCTGTCACGTCGCCGTTCCGTTCCAGGTCGCGTGTACGGGCCCGGATGAGGGAACGGTGCGGCGCGTCCGTCGTCTCCGGGGGGGCGTTCTGGACGGGATACCAGTCTCCCATACGGTCCTGACGGGCGGCCTCATAGCTTCGGAACTGCGCTCGGTACGCCGCCCTGGCGACACCCCAGCGCGGGAACGCCCAGGCGATGCCCCGGTCGATGAACGTCAGAGACGGCATCATCTTCCAACCCACCCCACGAGACGGCCGCGACTGCCGCCGTTTTCAATCTCGTCCAGCTCCGCCAGGAGGTCATCCTTCAGGCGCCGCAGCTCCGCCAGGCTGGCCCGTGTCAGCGAGCGCGACCCCACGGTGTAGCTCTGCGCCCCGGACACCACGGCGGAGATGGCGGCATTCACCTCCGCAAGCTCCTTCTGCACCTCTTCTATTGTGCGCATGGCTCCCCCTATTTTGCAGGCATCAAAAAAGCCCCTCCGAAGAGGGGCTTTTGCGTTTCGCTCGTCACATTTGCGCTACGTCGGAGGCGCGGATGACCGCACCCTCCCTGACCAGCTGGACAATTCTGTCGGCTCCGGCCTGGTTGTATCGGAAGGTCGGGACCTGTTTGCTGCTGTGCGGGCTCTTGTCCAGCACGGTCTTTCCGTATTCCTTCGTCTTGAGCTTGTAGAGGTTCGCCAGGCGCCCGACCATGTTGGCGCTGATCTCCGCCATCTCTCCAACCTCTTTGGCCGTGTAAGTCCTCTCCATCTCCGGCATGGGCAGGGGGGACGGCTTCCCGGTGGCCTGTTCCACCATATAGGCGCTGTAGCTCTGCTTCGCCTCGGGGCTGAGGTCGTCCCAGATGTCCCGGACGGCTTCCCTGAGGAACTGCGCCAGCCGGACGCGGCTGTTGTTGAGCATGGCGTCGGCCCGCTTCATCGACTCGTTGGCGCCGTCCGGCCTGACGCTGTAACTCCCCGTCTTGCGGATGGTGGGAAGGACCTCCGACGTTACCCACTTGCGAAACCGTTTTGCCTCCGGCTTGTTCGAGCGCATGATGAGGGTATATATGCCGGACTCGTTGATGACGTTCATTTCTTGTCCCCCGCCAGGGGTGTAAACTTTGCTTACACCCTTTTCGTCCTCATCAAGAGCCTCAAGCGCCATTCGAGAATTAGAATGTTCCAGTACGTCACACACGTCCTTCGCCACCCACCACGGCTCGCCATCCTTCATGACGATACGGATGTCCCTCTGCTCGAACTGAAACACCTGCAAACTCTTATCCATGTCCTCAACTTCCCGTCTTTCTTCAGTCATTGCCGACCCTCCAGAAAAACAACCTTCCAGCCCCCAATAGGAGTCCAGTCCATGCAGACAAATTGCCCCGGCTCCAAGGGATCAAATTCCTTTCGTTTCTCGTTCGCTGCCTTCATCAAGACCTTTTCGGTCTCCTGCGAAACGGGGGGATATGTGGATACTCGGGTTTTCTTTTCGGAAAAAATCAGGCTGATATCAGGTGTGACATGACTTGGGGCGTTGGATTCCTGAAGCATAAAAAAAGACCTCCTCTCAACATCCACGTCGAAGGAAGGCCCCTTGTGCTATACTTGGATATAGCAGGGGCTTCGGCTTCTGTGTGGGGCCGGAATAACCAACATTCTTCGCGGGATCGTGGTTATTCCGGTTTTTCTTTTGACTGTTCTACATATCGACGCACAGCCTGTTCCAAAACAAACCTTAAAGTCGTCCCCTTCGATGCGCAAGCTATCTTAAACTCCCTTGCCAAATCTTCCGGCAAACGGAAAGAAAGCTGCGTCAGTTTCTCCTCTCCCATACACCTCTCTCCCTCTTGAAGATATTGAGCTACCTAATGCTAGCTTAATATCTATCAAGTGTCAAGTCCCCCTTGCGGGAGATGTCAAAAATGCAAAAGGCTGGCACCGTCAATACACCATGGATTTATGCCTTAGCTCGCTTATGCAATTTCCTCCTCTCGGAGGTATCGCACCCCGGCGCGCTCCGCCGCCGCAGCCGCGTAGACCTCGCAGTCCAACAGGTGGTTGGCCGCGCCGGAGACGATCGGCTTCCACACGTCCTTGACGTGCCCCTTCTTGTCCTGCTCCTTGACCAGGTGCTCGGAACACAGCTGCTCCGCGTACTGCCGGAGCCACCCGCCGTCCTCGTCCCGAAACACCAGGAAGGCCCCCGGCTCATGGTTCTTCTTGTTCAGGCGGCCGGCGATGAAGGACTTATAGTAATGCGTGTCCACGATGAACAGGTGCATCTCGTTGTATCCGTCGCGATCCACGCGGGACTCCGAGAATGGGGCCCTCGGCATCCGGTTGCTGGCGCCCTTGCAGGGGTAGACCAGGCCCGTTCGTGTCGCGCAGTATTGGTACACCTCGTCCGTCCGGTTGCCGGAGTCCATGAACGCCACGTGAATCAATACGGGGTCCCCGGTCGGAAGCGTGTATTCATGGTCCAGCATGTCGTCCAGCTCCGCCCAGGTCTCGCACCTTCCGAAGTCCACCAGCCAGGAGGTCATCTTGGGACCCCAGGCGCGTACTGTCCACCAGAAATGGTCTATCTGGACGTCGATCCCACAGGTCAGCAGTATCGCGCCCGCCGGGATATCACCCCTCAGGTGGTTCGCCTGGCGCTCCAGGACGATGTCGCTGCGCAGCTTCGTCGCCTCGGCCTCCCAGGGCTCCGCAAGCCATCCGTTTACGAAGTTCATGAACTTTGCCTGGTCGCCCTTCGTGCTCAGGAACTTCTGCGCCACCTGACCAAAGGTCAGCCATGGCGAGTACAGGGACGACAGATTGTAGGCCACATGGCGCGGGCGGGCCGGGACAATCTCGGTCCGCTCCAGACTGTGGTTCTCCACTTCCCGGACGGGCCACCACTCCCCCTGCAGGAGCATCTGGGACTTGTCCATGTCATGAATATGCTCGTGACAGAATGGGCATTCATACCACGCCTCGGTCAGGACGCGGGAGTCCCGCTCGTGTTTGTGCTCCGGCTCGTTCAGGTCCTCCGGCCATTTGACGTTTGGGAGCTTGAGTATCTGCATTTCCCCGCAGTGCGGGCAGGGGACAAAGAAGCTCTTGCGCACCTCAGCATCCAGAAAGGCCCTCCAGATGTGCCCGTCGGTATAGGTTGGGGAGCTGGCCTCGACCTCCTTGCGGTTATGGAAGTTCTTCGCCCGCTCGGAGGCAAGCTCCGTCGGGGCCCCCTCGTTGCCGGAGTAGGCCGGGAACTTGTCCGTCTCGTCATAGAAGATATAGCGGACGGGCCGGGACGCCAGCTTCGAGGGGCTGTTTGCCCCCACCAGGGCGATATACATCCCCATGAACTGCACTTCCAGGATCTCCGTCCGGTCCGGGTCCCACTTCGACAAGAGGGCGTCCGAAGCGATCACCATGGGGATCAGGCGGTTCTTGGCAATGCTCTTGGCCAGCTCGTCGGTAGGGTAGACCACCAGCATCGAGCCGGGGTCCTGGTCGATGGCATAGCCGATCATGTTCAGCAGGGCCTCGGACTTGCCGAGCTGCGTCCCGAAGCACAGGGTGATCTTATCGATATGTCGTGTCCTGAAGGCGTCCATCGGTTCGCGCAGATAGGGCGTGCGATGGGTCCTCCATGGGCCCGGCAGAGGGGAGGTCTTGGTCTCAAGGATCCTGTTCTCGTTCGCCCATTCGCTCACCGTCATCGCCCTCGGAGGGCGAAGGGCCTTCCTCTGGAGTTCCAGAACCCAATGGGCCGTCGGGCAGGATACCCTCCCGGCTGTACCTTTCCAAAAGCTCGACAACAAAGGCATTGGCTTCCTCCTCAACCCTCAAGCGGACCTCCGGATCCGTGAAACGAAACGCCACGCGCTTGGGGAATTCCAGCATCGCAGCCTTGACTTCAACGTAGCGGGATGTCCACTGCCGCGCCACGTCCTCCAGCTTCAACAACTTGCCCTCCATGACGTCGGCCTGATACTCCGCCTGTCGGGCCTTGGCTTCGCGCTCCAGGGTCTGAGCCATCAGAAGACGCCGTTCCAAGTTCTCGATCTCCGCTGAGACTCCACCGCCGGCAAGCCCCTGGAGATATCGGACATAAGCCTGGACGGTGGGGACGAGATCGAACACGCCCCGAGCTGCCTTTGGGATGATGCGATCCTTGACCAGCTGCTCGATGCGCCGTTCACTCAGATTGAACATGGCGGCTATCGTCTTTTTGGGACAAAGCTGCTCCGTTTTGGTGAACTCTGGTTTATTGTCCATTTTGTAGACTCTTTTCTGAAACCGCAATCGGGACTTTTGGACTATCGCACGTCTAAACCCCGCGCTCGATTCGACCCGCAGAGGGGGCGGGGGGCAGGAAGGACCCGCGATTTTATAAACACGCTTGAATACAGGGTTTGATAATTGCGTATACAACTCTCTGAGTGCTACAAAAACATGTTCTGGTGCACTCGCGGAGGAAATGATAAAGCGCGTGCCCGACGCATCTCAGCCCTCCACTTTAAGAGGAAGGAAATCCGTCGAATCCGCGTTTTGTGGATAACTTTCGCTTCTAGGTATTTCTGCGTAGGATTTTCTGTGAAACCCATTTCGGTTTTGTCGAGGCGATTGGGTCTTAGGCCCTATGCTTCCGACGTTCCATTTGAGGGCCCGCTTGTCCTCGCAAAGCTGATCCTCCTCAATGCCCAGATACTTCAGCGTCTCCCGCTCGCTCGAATGGTTGAGGTGCTTCATGATGCGCTCCAGAGGAACGCCGTTGCGCAGGAGTCCATACCCGAACGTCTTGCGCATGGTGTGCGTGCCAATGTGCTCCGAGGGCAGCCGGGCCGCACAGGCCGCGCGCTTGAAAATCCTACAGACCTGCCACCTGCTGATGGCCTTCGGCTGCCCCTCCGGTCCATGCTCACGGGACAGGAAGAGAGGGGAGGAAAGGTCGAGTTTGCGCGTCGTGAGGTATGTCCAGAGCGCCCTCCGGATATCGTCCGTCATGACGCAGAGACAGGACAGCTTCCCCGTCTTACGCTCCCGGATGTAGAGCTCCTTGACGAGTTGGACGCGTTTACCCTGCCCCGCCACGACGTCGCCAATCCTGAGGGCCAGCATGTCGCTGATTCGCAGCCCCCAGGTGATGCCCATGACGAAGAGAGCGAACTCCCGAGGACTGACCTCGTAAAGAGCCTCGGAGAACTTACGGACTTCGCCGCGGTCTTTGATGGGCTTCACCAGCTTCATCCTTCGCATGCCCTCCGCATCTTTTCGACGCTCCAGCCGCGTTTGACGCGTCGCTCGCACCAGCGGCGCATGATGGGAAGATCGCAGCCTTCCACTAGAGTAATAGCTTGGGCTCCGAAGGGGATTGGGGAATAGCGCGCCACGGACGCGCCGATGCGCAGTCCGTTCCCTTCGTCCAACGCCCAAAGCACGTAACTGCACATCGCGTTTCACCTCCCAAAACCCCCAAAACAAAAGGGGCCCCATACAGGAGCCCCTTCTTTCACGATTCCGCTATGTTACAAGTATAACGCCCGTCCCAAAAATATCAACAACGTTATCAGACGGATAACAGCCCGATATCGTTCCAGATTTTCAAAACGGTTCGCTCCCCCCGGAGTCACCCTTCAAACGGCAGAGACATCTGGCGCTCCGATTCCCCGTAGCCGACGCCGGGGACAGGCGTGTAGGTCCCGCCGCGGAGGTTCTGGAGCTCGCCATAGGGGGCCATCTCGGCATACCGGGCAATGGCGTAGGGGACCAGCCGACGCTTCTCGGACACGGTGGACCGGCTGACGCCGTAGGTGTCCGCGATGCTCTGCAACAGAGACCGCTCCTCGATGCGCGGGATATCGCCCGAGGCGATGTGCATGACGTGGTCCGCGAAGATCCCCCACGTCGCCGGGAAGCGGTCCCGGTAAAACAGCGCGGCCTCGGCAAGTTGACGCCAGCCCCCCACCCGGTCAACAGCATCCTGAATGCTCTCGCCCCGCATCAGGGCTGCAAGCTGACGGGAGCGGGCGCCGCTCGAGACTCGTGCCCCATCCGCCGGCTCGCTGGCATTCCGGACGATCTCCGCAAGCTCCATCAGCGTCGGCTCATACTCCCCAAGCAGGATGCGGAGGACCTTGGGGTGATAGGTAATCAGGAGCTCTATCACGGCGACCAAGACGGGAGGCGTGCCGGACACGATCTATCCCTCCTGCCCCGGTTCTCGGCTTGGGACGCGGACCTCGACGCCTCTATCCAGGCGCAGCCCCATAAAAAAACGGTCTCCGCCGGGCGGGACGGGGATGCGCCCGAAGTCGAAGTCCGCCCGCATCGCGATGTACAATCGCCCGTCGCTGTGCTGCATGACGCTTCCCACCTCTCGATTGTTG